TTCCATTGAATCATTTTACTAGCTTCTGGAGCTGGTAGTTTAAGACCATTCAAAGAAGAATTTGGAACTTCTACTTTACTTAATGAATCATCAGAAGCTTCTACAGCTAAATTAAATACTTGAGTATTAGCTAGGTCTAAATCAGCTTCAGTTAAATTACTTCCGTTAGCAAAATCTACAAGCCTAGACGAATCTGGTGTATTACGTTTAACTCTAAAAGTTACTGAACCTGCAACTGCTGGAGATATTTGTATCTGAGAATCAGATAGAAAAGTAAACGTAAGAGCCGCGTCTGTAGCCACGTTTGTTACGGAAACGTCTGTTCGATTTATGAATGAAAATGGTACACTCCACGTAGTCGTAGAGTCATTACCAGTATAATCGACGTAAGAGTTTGCCATTTATATATTCCTATTGTTTGTAAATATCAGGGAATTCTTGACTTAGGTTTTCTAAGTACTGTTTGATAATTAATGCATTGTTAAAAGGTATTAATTTTGTAATGTTTCTGAAATCATTTCTACTAATTTCTTGGTCGGTTCTTATTCCATGAGCAACACCTTTAATTGCTCCATCAGCTTTATTAACAACTGAAGCGGCTGGTATACCCATAAACATATCTGAAGCTAAACCAGTGCTTCTTCCATATCTAAAATAAGGGTCATTACCAGCGTGAGACCATATAGTATCTGCTATCATAGGAAGTATAGAAGCCCACCCAGCTCTTTGCCAAGAAGCTTTTCCAATTTCTTCTGGTGTTAACCTCTTAGCTAAGTAATCTTCTTCATCATGTCTACCTATTGCGTTTAGTTTTGTTTGTAGGGTATAACCAACTCCAGCAAACATAACAGAACTCATAAACATATTAGCTGTCTGTACGTCCGCCATTTCAATGTTGTATTGTAGTTGTTTAGTATAAGCGTTTAACATGAAACTTCTAAATTGAGTAAATAACTTACCTGTACTTGTATGCATATGCCATACAGAAGTACCTATATCATTTTCCTGTACAGCTTTTCTACCCATAATGAACATAGCATCACTTAAATCTTCTACAGCCCTACGTCCTTCTTCGGTTTTAGCCCACTTCTCAGTGTTGAATTTTTTTAATTTTTTTCCTTTAAACATATCAGACTTGCCATCATTAGCATATTTCTTTATGTGCTTTAAAACATTTTCTAATCCTTCATCTGTCATGCCATAGCTTTTAAGCCTGTTTCTATCTGTCTTACTTAATTTAGATAATTTAACTTCACCTAAATCATCAACAGCTCTATAAGCTAAATTTAAAAACTTTTGACCCATAGCTCTTGATGTCAATCTATGCATAAAAGAAGTTATAGGCATCATACCTGAAATGTCTGCTGTAATTTTTCTGCCTACACCCATAATAATATCAAGTTTTCCAGTTAAAGCCGCTTCGGGAAGTATATCATCATAACGTGTCATAACTTCGCCGCGCATTCTTTCTGTGCCTAGCCCGACAACTACTTCCATTTCGGAAAGAAAATCATCATCATCTACACCAGATTTCATAATTCTTCTTATTTCAGGAATTTGCGTAAACATTGTTCTCCAACCAACCATTCCTAAAGCATTCCCAAATTCAGCAATCTGTGCGAAACCAACTTGGTTCATATAAGTCATGAAGTTTAAATCTCTAAAAATTCTGGTTGACCTCTGCCAAAAAGCAGATGTATTTTCAACAGGTCTACCAATAACACTATTATATAATACCTGTAATTTATCAACATTTTTATTAACTTGGGCTTCAGTTAACGCTCCTAACTCTTTATTTTCCGCTACTACAGCTTCAAGATGTTTTTTAAACTCAGCTTCGCTTTTTATTCCTTTTTTAGCCAGTGCTATATGACCAGCCATTTGATGAATATAATTATCCATTAATACTTCAGCATCATCTTCTAATAAATCAGAAAATTTTATTTCATCATCTAGGTCATTTCTAAATGTTTTAAGATAATCATCATCAACAGTTGCTTCATTAGTTCTTGAAGGTTTAGTTATAAAAGCAGTTTCATCTATACCTAATCTAAATTTAGCTTGACTAGGTACACCAGTTTTCTGACCAGTTTTTTTACGCATAGAAACCATAATACTTTCTACAACACTATCTTCTAAATCTAATTCTTTTAAAAGTTCTTCCATACGTGCGGCATTATCAGCACCAAAATCTAATGTATTAATACCTCGTTTATCTAGGTCATCTAACTTCTTTAAATATGCGCTAGCTATTTTATCAGAATCAGCTTTACTTAAAGAATCATTAAATTTTCTAATTCCCCTAGAAACTAATTCAGTAACATTTCTTACACCATATCTTCTGTATAACATCAGTCGACGTTCTGTTTTATGTATTCTAGGTAAATACTTAGCATTTTCCATGACACCATCAAAACCTTTTACACCGCTTTCTTTTAAATCACCTAATATTCTTTTGTAATTTTGTGATATAGCTTCAGCCGCTTCTATAACATTTTCATCTTTACTAAGATTCCCTCTAATATGTTGAGATACTTGTTTCATAAACACTTTACGTTTAAAAGGTTTTTCATACCAAGTGTAAGCGGTGTTTGCGTACCAATTATCAAAAGCATGATTAGAAACTCGTTTATATAGTACTTGATAAACATATCTTAACTTAGTAGCTATTTGAGTTGCGGCTATTTCATTTGTAACACCTTTTACTCCAACCCCATCTTCAGCTAATAACTTTCCAAGACCTCTAGTTATTTTATTATCGCTTTCTAATAACCTTCCAACAATATCAATTCTTGGTAATAATTTTTGTAACCAATTTTTAGTAGTTTTTGGCACATTCATTCTGTTTAATATTTCTTCTGTACTTTCAGTATGAAATTGTTTTCCTGTTGTAGCTCTTTGCGCACCAGCAGTGTCTGTGTGATAACTACCATTCTCAGGATTCAAATTCATAACGTCATTAGAAAAATCTTCATTAAGTTTCTCGTTATCTTTTAAACCAGATTTACCGCTTCTATGAAACACAGCAGATAAACTACCGCCTAAAAATAAACCAACCCCACCAGCTAACAAAACATCTTTAATATCTAAATGGTCATTTGCTGTAGCTAGAACATTTTCTATTGCCATAGCTTCGCCAGCTACTATAGTACCATTAGTTAAACCTTTTTTTAAACGAGATACTTTATTAGCAGTAGTAATCCCTTTACCACCCCAAGTTAATGCAGAACCAGCACCAAGAGTAGCGAATGTTAAAGCTAACGCGGCTTCATCTATTAAATTATAACCTAATCTTTTTAAAAGACCGACACCACCCTGAGATTGTATAAGTTCTTCATTTTTTAAAGCTTGTTTTAGTTTTATTACTCTCATGCCATATTCAGTATCACTTCTACTTTTTATAATACTATCCCAAAACTCAAGAGGTACTTCATCTTCTATTAATCTTTCTTCTGTAAGAAAAAAATCTGGGTCTGTTTCTATTGATTCATAAGTATGAAGATAAGCCAAGTTAGCTATTGTATTATCATTATCTTGTATAGCTTGTTTAAGTTCTTCTCTAGTAGTTTCATCTTCTAACAAAGGAGATGGCATATTTAAACTTTCAAGAATAGGTATATTTGTAGTTTCTTCTACACTCCACCCATAATCAGTATCTTGTTCTTGTCTTGGTGTTAAAGAGTCTATAGGTTCAATCTGTGTTACAGGAGTAATGGGTAATTGATTTCCTTTATTTACATTACTAAATGTTGTGTCCACCATTAGTTAGAACCTTTTAAAATTCGTGAAAGCTTACCTTTATCTTTACCTATTTCGTCCATAATTATATCTCTATAAACTTCTTTACCATCAACAGTTTCAACAGCTTTTTCTTTTAGCTGAGTAATATACATTTGACCTAGTTTTTGCTGTTCTAAAATATATGCTGACATAGGCTCACCAGCTATTGCATCTGGTCTAATATGCCAGTTGTCAATATCTGCTATATTTAAAGGTTTAAGTTTAAGATTGCCTTGTTTCCAACCATTAGTAATTTGTATACCATCTACAAAATTATGATATTGTTTAACAGTATTAACAACTATTTTTGAGCGTTGTTCGTGTAATGCTTCTTTATTATTCTTTTCTTCAAACTCATTTTGCATAGAATCCCAATTAACATGGATTTGCCCATTAAAGCTTCCAAGCTGTGTATTATCATTTATATGTTTAATTATTTCATCACTTTTATTACCGCCAAACACTTCTATATTATTTGGAAGACGTATTGATAATTTACCGCTTTTTCTTAAATCAGTATTATTAGAATGAGGAACTAAAGTAAAAATATGTTCTCCATCTAAAAATATTTTACCATCTCTGTTTTCAAACTCAGAAGCTTCCTGTATGACCCTTCTAGTTACTAATAAGTCATGACGTGTATCTGTCTGCCTATCTATTTGTCGTCTGCTCATTAAAGCAGGTTGTTTTGATAAATCTATAATTTTTTCTTTAATTTTTTCTGGGAGTATTGTATCTTCGCCAATTACCCCATAATAGATTAAATCAGCAGTAATATCTTTAAGATAACTATCAACAGCTTCAGAATTTATATCAAAATTTACTGGTGATTCATCTGGAGTATAAAAGGTATCTCCTATTTTAACTCTTTGAGCTAACCACCTTTCTGTAATTTTAGTATATGCTTCATCTATACTAGCATTCATATTAAGAGCTTTATAAGTTTGTATTTCTTTTTCTATTTTAAAAGCATCTCCATCACCAATACCTTTAGATTTTAACTTTTCAGTTATTGAATTACCACCTTTATAGTGTTCAGTAATCGCCTGTTTTGCTAAAGGTAAGTTCTCCTTTGATTTAAAAACTGCTTCCTGAACAGCCCTATGCCAGTCTTTCTGTTCTACAGTTCCAGATTCTATAATTTGTTCTAAAAGCATATAACGATTATCTTGTTCTGAATCCATGTGAAGACTATAAAATATTGGGTCAGCTTTCTTTAACGCATTTCTTATTTTTAAAGTCTCTGGGGTTAGCTGTGAATTTAATGCCCTAGCTAAAGGTTCTATTTTTTCATTTCGTTCAGAACTAAATTTTAATAACTTAGTGAATTGTACTAGAAATTCTTCAGATTCTGAATCCATCTTAGATAACTCTGTAAACATATTAGCTTGAATAACTTTAGCTTTCGATTTAGCTTCATTACCCTGTTTTGTACCAGATATATTATTATATAGTACTGGGTCTAAAACAGCAGAAAGTATAGTATCAGATTCAACTAAATCATTTTTCTTTGTTATGTACGCTCTAGCATAAGCTAATTGTTGTTGTACTGTTCCATACCTCTCCCCCATTTCATATACTGTCTCAGGTGTATATACCAGAGAAAAAGATACTGAATCAACAGCGTCTATTAAAGCCCTGTCTATATTCAATCTAAATTCTGACGCTTGTTCTGTCTCTAATTTTCGTTGGAGTGTTTCTTGAAATGTTAATAAAGTTATAGCGTTATCAGCAGTTAATATTGCTTTTGGATTATAATCTGGGTGTTTTGGGTCAGCTCTTTCTGGAGTTTTGATTAAAGATTCTATTTCATTTTTTGTAAATCGTTTATTTTCACCTAAAGGGTTAGTATCAGAAATCGCCATCATGCGAAATTTTATATTAGATACTGTTTGAAATCGTATTAATTCATTTTTCTTAGACACTTTAGCATCATAAGATGTTTTAGCTTGTGCTTTAGCTTTAGCTATAACTTTACCAAACTCATTAGTATATGCTAATGAGGACATTCCATTTTTACCTTTCTTATAAAATACATCAAAAAGCTCTGGTTCTCCGCCACGTTCTATTGAAATCTTAATAACAGCATCAACCGCCATTTGGTTTAACTGAGACCTTTCTACACCCATACTTTTAGCTAGGCTGGCTATTTCAGAAAAGTATTTATCAACCCAAACACCAGAAAAAGTTTGGTCGGTTTCATCAGCTACAACTAATGCTGTTTTTAATTTTGATTCTATACTTGTGTTTAATTGTTCAACAGCTTCTTGAACTAAAGCTTCTGCTTGATATTCGCTATGTTTAGCTCTAATCATCTCCTCCGCTTTTTCAGTATTAACTAAAAAAGAGGTATCAAAATCTACATCACCCGTTTCATAATTACGTAAATATTTATCAACTAAAGAATTTACGTCGCCTCTATCCCTATCAAAGTCAGAATTATATTCTCTCAACATTTCACGACTTGCTTCTTCTGCCGCGTTTTCTCCAGATAGCCTAACCAAAGCTTGTTGAAACCAAGCTGATTCTTCACCCTCAAGGGCTTTTAATGCACCCTTATGTGTTTTAATATCGTGTTTTCTAGCGTAATTTGCGGCTTTAACAGTTTCTTCTTCTATATATTCTTTTTCTTTAGCTTTAAAATAAACAGTTGCATCAGCCGCCGCTTTGTCAAAGCTTTCCATAAACTGTTGGTTTTTATCACTAGCATGAGTATTAATAGTTGAATTTACAGGAGTAGCTACTATAGCAGGGGTCATATTAATTTCACCAAGCTGTTCTCCACCACCAGATACGGCAGAACTTCCAGCAACCCGTGTACGTTTAACGTCTGTCATTATTTAATCCTATTATAATTTTAACGTCCATAAGAAGCCTTACCTGAGTTTATCATTAAACCAGTACCCGCTACCGACTTTCTTGTTGATATGTTTTGTCTGACTGAGCTTTGATAATGTCCAAGATTAGCAACTGACGCACTACTTTTACCTGTAGCTCTTTGACCATAGGAAGAAACTTTCTTGTCAGGAGTTCCAGCTTTACCTTTATAGTATGCCGCACCAATTTCTAAAGCTGTTCCTACTAAAGAACCTTGTTCGACAGCATTTAATTCGCCTTGTGTTTGATTCCTACTTGACCGTTGATTTCGATTAATTTGTTTTTGACCTCTACGTCTTTCAGCTTCTATAGAACCTAAATTTAAACCAGACGCGGCATCTATATCTTGTAGTCTTTGTTGGGTTACTAAACCAATAAAACCACCTTCAGCACTTGCGGCTCTTTCAGAACCAATAGCTCTAATTTTTTCTATCTTCTCTTTAGCTTTATCAGCCATAGCTGATTTTTCTAATTCTATTCGTTGTTCGTCATATTCAGCGTCCATTTGTGCCTGACCAGTAAGTAAAGCTTCTTCTTCTCTTTTAGCGGCGGCGCGTGTCTGCATATAACTCATTACTGAGCCAGCTATCGATATAGCAGTTAATGCGAGAGTTGGACTACACATTCTTATTAATCCTCATAAATGAATAGAATAATTCTTGTTTTCTTCCGTATTTTCTTTTTTCAATCAATTTAAAACCTAACCACTTTAACCAACGAATAGCAATTTTATTGTCGGCTAATACAAAGTTACTTAGAATATCATAGTGGCTGTGCATTTTATCTATGTACTCAGGACAATGACGTAAAAATTTAAAAGCAATTTTAGGTAAATCTTCTGTACCTAAAAGATATGGCGCACCCCAACCATTGCCGCCATAATCAGCAACACCAAACATAGCTATTGGTTTATCTTCATATAGTATAGTCCAAGCTTCCTTAGAATCATTTAAAGCTTCTATTAAAGGATTCTTTTCTGTTAAATCAAATACAGCTTCACATTCTCGTAAATCATGTTCTCGTAATCTTGGAAATAAATAATTAGCATCATAAATAGAAGCTTTAACTACGCTGGGAAAGTGGGTGGAACAGTGCTGTCCATTCTGCACTTTGGAATACACAGGGGAGGTGGCTGTCGTTTTTGATTTCAATGGTAACTCCTTTTGCATCAGAAAATATTGGGAAACGAAATGCCCCTGTAAGGAGATTAACTGTACCAACAGTTAAATTTGAACCCAATCTTTGTCCTGTAAATATGTTTGTATTTGTATCTCTAAATTTAGGAGTAACATCAACTGTGAAAAACCCTGAATCAGTGTAATTTAGATTCATATGTTTTATCATTAACCTTCCGTCTCTAACTGGGTTTAAACTAGCATCTCTTAAGAATTGTTCTGAGAACGTATATTTATATGTATAAGGTATTCCTATAAAAGAATTTCCAGCAGAGAAATCTCCAGTAGCAGTTACGGTGGTGTTTGTAGGTCTGGAAGGGCTTGCTACTAATTGACCAACTTTACCAGTAAAGCTTGTTCCTAATACTACGTGTACTGTACCACTAAATTCATAAGGTAAAGTCCAAGTTGTAAGATTTGTTCCAGAGTCAAATACTCCTGTTACTTCTGTTTTTCTATCTAAGAGTACTAGGAATGGCATACTTGTATCTACTAGTTTTTTCTGAGTTAGTATTTTATCAAGAAATGTTCCGTCGGCTCTTTTTACTACTGCGAATATATCTGTCTCTATTATTTTAAGACCAAGTATCGTATCAGTAGAATCGAATGTCCACCTACTCCAAGCAGATTGAACTTTTTCATTTCCTTGCCAAAAGTATTTATAGACATACATATGATTTCTATCTTCAGATGTCAATGTAAATATAACATCTTCATTTGAAGAAGCTTCTATTTGAAATACATTCTTAGGAATATAAGTAGGTATATGAGATGTTATCTCACTAGCATCATTTGTAACAACCTCATCTTCTACATAATATTCATATAGAGAAGTATTATTTCCGCTAGGTACAGTGAAATAAACATTAGCACCAGCACCTACTGGACTTACGTCAGCAGAAGTTTCAAATTGAGTTGTTACATCTATTGATACAGTTTTTGGTGATAATACATTAGCACTGGATAATAGAAATTGAGTTTGTTCAGAAAAGAGTAATAATGTTTTATCAAATGGTATGGCATGGTGTAAAGTTGAAACTTTAGTATGACTAGCCGCTACATCAATAGGGTCTGAATCAATTAATGTTGTAGCTGTCTCTCTCCAGAAATTAAAATCTGAAGAAGGTGTGCTTGTCATTATGCAGTTTTCACCACTTAATATACCAAGTCTATTTTTATGTAAGAAGATGTCGTTAAGTTTATTACCTACGAATGTAGGTTTAGGATTAGAATCATCATCACCTATTAATCTTGTTGTCCAAGTAACAACGTCAAATTCAAAAGTGTTTACACCTGTTCTGACTAATTTATGTGGCATAGTCGTACCATCAAAAGTGTTTAATATATTAGGTAATGCACATTCTTCCCACGCATCACCATTAAATTTTACATAATAATTATCAAAATTATTAGAGGGGTCGCCTTCTATTTTTCTTATATCCCCAGTAGTAGGGCTTGCTGGTAAGTCATCAAAATCTTGGTCTGTACCAGCTAAAGTTCCAGCAGTAACATCAGCAGTCATAGCTGTTGCTATACTTTTATTTACAATGAAAGTAAAATCAGCAATCGTTACTACAGCAAAAGATGTTCTTGGTGTAGTAGCATTTAAATATGTTTTAGATGCTGTAAAAGTTACAGTCATCTCAGTACCAGTTAAATCATAAACTTTTAAATCACCATTCTTAATAAAGACCACATATCTTTCAACAGTATCTCTATTAATAAAATGTATGTAATTATCTGCACTTGTTTCTGTGTTTAGTTTAGCAAGGTGAGTACTAGGAGGTCTTTTATAATTTCCTTCGACTAATGCTGGATATGCATTTTCTTCATCTTCACTTTGAGAATCAAGTCTTAAACTTGCCGCCTGTTGGCTAACCCCATTAAAAAGACTAGGTATAGATTTATTAATGAGCCTTGAGCCAAATTTAGTGGACATTAATATCTCCTGTGTACCATGTCTATTCCTAGAGAATCATCATTAAAATTAAAATCACCATTTCTGTTATGACTCCTTTCACATTCTGCTCTTGCGCGTAATTCATCTTCTTGAGTATAGGCATGAAGGGTATCACTAGCCATTACTCTATCTTGAAATAATCTTGTAGCTCTTATAACAATATAACGTCTAGCACTTTCTGGTAAGTCTGTAAAATCTAAACCTAAAACAATATTATATTTGATTGTATCAGTAATTGCAAAAGTATTATCGTTAGCATCATATAGTTTACCACCTCGAAAAACAAAATTCTTATATTGGTATTCTTCATTTGGGTCTATGCGTAAAGTATTTAAAGGTGGAATTATATTACTATTAACATCTGGAGCTATTTCTAAATCTTCTTCAGTGTTAAACCACCAACCCTCTAATTGCACAGAACGATTGGTTTCGTCCAATACCGTTTCAGCAACCACAGCGTCTATCGGAGAATTGCTACTAGATGTGCTGGGTAAAGCATTAACTGGTGCTTGCCCGACAACACTCAACATTGTATTGATAGCTTCTAATTCCGTAGTAAGTGTAACAGCCATATTAATTCCTATGTATTAAAAAAAAGGGAGTGCCAAAAAGACACTCCCAGTTTAAAGTGAGATTCAAACTTATGCAGTTTGAAGTTCTACAGCAGACTCAGGTCGAAGTATGCCATGACCTACAGCCATCTTAGCTACCATTAAAGTACCCTGACGACGAATGTCATAACCTGACTCGATTGCCAAGTCCATAAGTTTAACAGTACCAACTGCACTTTTATGGAACGCAACACCGACGGTGTTTACGAAAGTACCATTATAAGTTGTTGGGTTTGGAGAAGATAGAGCTACGTTAGCTTGTGGTACGTGGTTAGATTTAACTACGTGTATACCAGCAACCTTAAGCACTTCACCTTCTGCAAAATTACCACGACCACCCCAGTCACGATTAATGACATCAGTTGTTGCGGCTAACAAATAATATTGCGCTGGAGGTAAGACCAGATATCGGTCATTCTCAGGAATATCTTTTTCGTCAAAATTTTGCGCGCAGTCAAACAGAGCTTCTGAAAGCTTTGCGCCTGAACTTGCGAAAGTAGACTCAGTTAAAATTAAACCAGATTTACCACCCGTAATTGTAGGAGTGGCTAATTGTCCAGCTAAAACCGCAGTCTGTAAGACGTGTTTATCGAACTCGTTAGCTAGGACTTGACCTAGTTCACGAGCGTATGCACTACGAACTTCATAGTGCGAAAGAGCTTCGTCGATATTTGCTATAAAGACATCTGAAAGAAGTAAATTATCTATTGCGATATTTACTTCATTGTGTTTAATAGCAGTGCCGAGAATCTCGTTACCAGCCGTATGATAAGAAGCTGTTGCAGTTCCGATTTTTGGAAACTGTGCAGACTTACCAGAGGCTATTGTGCGAACTTGGTGTAAAGGCATCATTACATTAGTTTCTTCAAAGGTGTTCATTACTTCACCACTAAAGACTTTTAAATGTAATGCGCGTTCATCACCAGCACTGTTCGCTTGTCCAATAAAGGACACAGTAGCGTTTGGACTCGCCATTGATTATTACCTCATTATTGAAGTTAAGAAATAGCTCTAAAAAAGAGCTGTTGATTACTCCAATTAACTCTAAGTTGACTTCAGTTTACTAGCTCACTAGGCTTAAAGGTTTAAAGGTAACTAGATATAAATTATTTGTGGACGTGTGTAAGACCTATTTTATCTCCACTTCGTCCTATTTTAAGTTCTACTTGTTTTCTAAAATACTCATCATTAGTATAGCGTGGGTCTCTCATATCAGCCATCATTTCTGCTCTTGAGTTATAAGCATCTCTACCAGTTTGCGTACCGTCGCCTTGCTGTAGTTTTATTGGTGCTTGACCATTAGCTTTAATATATTTATTATGTAAATTCTCAACATTAGTTGATAATAGATTTATATCTCCAGACTCAGCCGCTTGATTGAAAACTTCAACTTCCTCAGAACTTAAGTTTTCTTTTGCCCAACCAATCATTCCGTCATAACCCTCTTTACCACCAGCTATGGCTTGAATGCTTGCTTCTTGTTGTTTAATTACTGCTTCTTGTCCAGTGATATACTGGTCTACATACTCTTGAGGTATACCAGCGTTAGCTAAAGCCTCATACGTTTTCTCTGACAGTTGTCCTGTTTCCGTATATTCTTCAGTGAAAGATTCTAAATTTAAACCTTTATCTTCTAGTACTTCACTAGCGGTTTTATCATTAGCTTTGTCCTCAGACTTAGCTTCAGGTTTCTCTGTAACACCAGCTTTTTTCTGATAGTAGTTTGTTTCTTTTGACCAAGCTTCAAAATTTACTTCGCCTGTTTCAGAATTAAAATACTTATCAGGAACGTGTTCAGGTTTTACAGGTTTATTATCTTCTACTGATTCAGTTGGGTTATCTGTACTTTCTGGTATCCCGCCGTTTAGTATGCCTTTCGTATCTGAAAGGTCTGCCATTTTAGCGTCGTACTCAGGTGTACCGAGTTCAGGCTCAACTGCACTATCCATAGTGTCTGCCATATTTATTCCTATTTAGTTTGTTTCTGTTGTTGTTGTTGTGCCATTTGCCCTATCTGGCTAACAGCGTTTGGTATTCCTTGTTGCATCATTTGTTGTTGTTGTTCAGCTTGTTGTTGTGCCTGAACTTGTTCTTCACTTTTTAATAGACCATCTGTTTCAACTTTTAAAGCAGAACCGCGCCTTCTTAAATATTCACCCATGTTAATATATTTATCAGCAAGTTGTGGGTCTAAAGTAAATACTCTTTCTACCATATTATCTAATTTGATAAGGTCATTAGTTCTACCCAGTGCATCAAGACCTGTTGTTATAACTGGTGTTAATAATTGTTTAGGTAGAGCTGGTAATAATTTCTTTTTGGTCATATCCTGAGTAACTATATGTACTAAAGGCAGTTGCCACTCTTGAGCTAAAATTGAATATATGCCGCCCTGTGCTTCATCAAGCTCAGTAGCCATATATCTAATTTCTTCAGCAGTTACTCGTTCCGCATCTCTCTGTATAGATTCACGTAACATAAACGCAGAAGATAACCTAGCTTCAATTCTGTTTATTGTTTCTAGTGCAACCCTAAAATCATTATATTTACCCATTTGTATTGTTGATACATCTTCAGCATTACCTGTTCTGAATGCTCCAGTAGGTGCTTTATTTAAGTCATCAGCTTTAGTTACTCCATTAGGAGCAAGTAAGAAAATAACTTTAGCCGCCGCCGCGCTTGCTTTAACAATACTTTCATGTAAAGACTCAAGTGAAATTAAATCACCAAGATATTGTTCTACCAAACCTCTACCATAAGATTCACCATCTATCCTGTGTAATCTTAAAGCTCTGAAAGGTACATTATTTTCTGTATATGTTCCTTCAGAATCAGGAACAACTATATCATTAATAAGTTGTGATACATGGTATTTATTATCCATGTTATCCCACCAAACTTTCGTATACATTTGAATGGGTTTATTATATGAGTCGCCACTGTCAGGCTTACATTGACAATGTTCTAAAATTTCTTGGGAAAGTGCATTGGGTACAACCATTTCTTTAACTATGATTTCCAGTGCTTTTCCAGTAGGTGCGCGTTTAACAATATATCTATCTACACCAAACACTCTTAAATCAGATTTATCTTTTTCAGATTGATAATGAATTAATACGTTGCCGCCTACAATTAAATGTTTAAGCATTTCAAAAGCGGCTGTTCTAATAGGGGAACTTTCTATAAAATTCATAACAGATGTTTCAACGTCAGATAGAATTTTATCAAATTGAACTTTTTCATCTTCAGAAAATTCTTCTTGTTGGAATTTATCTACGTCATATCTAAAGAAAGGATTGTCAGGAGGGAGTAATGCAAGTAATAATTTTGCGGCGAGATTAGTAACACCCCTAGCACCCATAGATTGGTAAGGTGTAGGTAAATCAGAAGCCCCAGTGTGACCATCTGGCGCAATCAAAAAAGGAAGTGTTAATGAGGAAGCTTTACGAGCGCGTCTTAAGAAAGGCTCTCTGTTATCTTCACAACGAGAATACTGACTTTTAACAGAAGTAGAATCATATTTCATTATACAACCGTCGGTATACTAAGACCAGAGCCACCAGAACCGCCACCGCTTAAGTCTATTCTAAACTTAGAAGTTCCAGACCTGTTAGCAATTTGAGTTCTAGCATCTGATTTTGTTTTAGAACCAAATTGAGGAGGTGATTTATCTTTACCCACTTCCGTTTTTGCTACATCTGGTGCTGGCGGAAGTGCTTTCGGTTTACCGAATAACGCGCTAGGACACATATTATTTTTCTCCTAATACTTGTTCTAAACCTTGTGTGGTTTCTTGAGTTTTGTGTATATCTTCTAGTTTTTCTATTAAACTAAATACACCTGATTGAAATGCTATGTTCCACGCAACCTGTGGAGATTCAGCATCTATTTTTGTTGGTCGTTTTAACGGATAGTTTGATTTAAAATAATCTACTAACTCCGCAGAAACGTAGGGTATTTCTTCATACATAAATTAGCATACCTCTTAATAACGGGATATATTGAACTATGATACTTTTATCGTACCATTCTCTGTTAATTGAATAAGCCAATCTAAATATACTTTGGCTTTAGTTAAATCTTTTATAGGCTCACCCTTAACATGATACCTAGAAATATACTTAATAATATTACCTTCGAGGTATCCTGAGAATTGTGCTGGAGACATTCTACTTTGTATGTATTCTATAGGTTGTATACCTTCCATATAATGCGGTTGAGACTTCATTGAGTCAAACATATCTGAAGCTGGCTTTTGAGATTGTATAAGTTCTTCAAAAGTTTTTTGGTCTTTTTTTAACTGATTTTTGGAGTCCATAATTTTACCTCATTTTTAGTTGTATCATAATCTGAACTTCTACATATTCTGGCTATCTGTGCTTGTATTAAAGCATATTCTTCAGTTAGCTCTTTATTCTCATACGTGCTTAATACAGTATTCCACCAAGAATCTTTTTCAATATTATCCAATATCTTTGTTGCTGTTTTTACGCCTACTCGTGGAACACCTTTATAATTATCAACAGGGTCGCCAGCTAATGTTTGAATCATATGCCACCAATCAGCTTTCTCTGTTGTAGGATAAAGCTTTTTACCAGTCACAGGGTTTAACTGTCTGCAAGGTATCTGTAAAAAATCTTTATCAGTAGACACAATTATTTTTACTATACCTTTCTCATGTGTTGTAGCCTCTATACCTATTACATCATCAGCTTCTAACCCAGCAGTTGAAATACAATTATAATTTTCCTCTAAATATTCAATAGCTTTTACCAGTAACTCTGGTTTTCTTACATCTTTTCTATTAGCTTTATATTCAGGATAAATATCTTTTCGCCAATTTTTCTTTTCTTTGTTAGTTATTGCAATTAATATATTATCAAAATGTTTAATTGGAGATATCCAATCTAATATTATAGATTTTATTTTATCTTCTAATAAGTCTGGGTAACTCTCACAGCATAATCCACCACAACAATCAAAGTCGACTGTTATTTCACTGCTTGCCGCACTTTGGTATGCGATAATATCCCCGTCTAAAATTAAAGTAGTTTTCATGTATCACCTAAGTTGTTGAAAGTTGGTTAAAAAGGTAGATGCTGTAGCATCAATGTTTATTTGAAAGCTCTTATAACGACTCTCAGAAGGTCAAATTTTTAATGAAGTGTTATAACTGACTGTTCCATGATTAAAGACCAGTAAAATACCCACTGTTCAAATTCATCTTCAAAGTCCTCTATCAATTCTGGGTTGGTAGTTCTTCTACCGTCACAGTAAAGAACTTTCCTAGTTAGCATATTTACTATACCACTGACAGTCCACAGGAACAACGGTATATTCTGTAGGTAAACACCACACCCCTGTCGGATTATATAAATCTTGTAATGACCAATCTTGTTCTCTCTGTTCTCTAGCTTGTTCAAACAAACAGTCCACAGCATTCTTTTCATTTAATCTTCGTGTAGCGTCTAATAGCCCAACTAAAATAATTATCCCACATACTAAAACTATAATTATAAAAGATGATTCACTGTCTTTCATTATATTAATCCCTGTATATTTTTAGAATCAAATAATTCCTTTAACGGAACAAGGTACATCTGTGCGGCATTGTTATCTCCACCGCTTATTGTGCGTAATTTATTTTCTAATACATATTTCTTTAATGTAGCCACAGGAAACACAAGAGAACAAAAGTTACCATCTTTTAATGCTAAGTTATGAAACCAAAAATCTGCTTTGGTGTTACTTATGCCAGAAGGTTTACCATAACAAGCATACTCAATAACAATATTACCTGTGTTTAACCATTGTCCTCGTTCTGTTTTAACTTCTATGGTAGAGTTTTCTAACATATCAGCTACTTCTTTTTCTTTTACTTTACCATATTTTAAATCTATATCGAATTTAGAATCATTATTAAATTTACTCATTAGTGTGTCTCCGACCAGTTTTTACCAACAACACAACTTCCTGATAGTGGGCATTTAAAATTATAATGCTCCCCCGCTTTTTTAATGGAGGCACTAGCTACCAAAAAGAAATCATTAGCTAATTCTTCTTTAACTTCTATTTGAAATTCATCATGAACATTAGCAACAAACTCATAATCAAGCCCATTCCTATATCCATTAACAGTACGTAAATCATTATCCAATATACACAATGCTTTTTTCATAATGACAGCACCAGCAGATTGAAGAAGGGTATTCAATGCTGAATGATTACTCCTACAATATAACCTTCTTCCGTCTAAACCGATTAAGTATTTACGTTCACTAAATCTTTTCTGTACTAATTTAGTTAGCTTATCTAAAGCTGGTAAACTTTGTAAAAGCTTAGCTCTTGATGCCGCGCCAAGTTTTGCTAATGTTGCTTCACTAGGTTTACCAGTTAGTTTTTTATCTTCATGTATTATAGAACCTAACTTTACATTTCCAGAACCATATATAAAAGCATAGAACCAAGTCTTAGCAGTATCTCTACTGTTGAGTCCTATTATTCTTTGGTTGACTGAATGAGCATCTGTTCCTTTTTCTTTACTCCCTAAAATGACCGTATCAGCGTATTTTCCACCATCAAAGACCGCCATATAATGCGCTAACGCTCGTAACTCCAGCCCTTCGGCATCACAACCCAAAAGCAAATGCCCTGTGGGAACGGTAAATAAAGAACGGCACTCTTTTCCGTATAAACTATAACTTGCAACGACATTAGCTAGATTGGGATTCTGGTGTGTCATTCTTCCCGTGACCGCACCATTTGTATTTACGTGTCCGTGTAATCTCCCATTCCTTTCTAACTTAAGCCAAGCTTTGTTTCCTTCAGCTAGTTGTCCAATTCTTTTTTCTACTACCATGTAATCAAGAATTGAAGGTATGCAAGGATAATCAAGTTTACTTAGTACCGCTTCATCTACCTTTGGTTTCCCAGAGGGCGTAAAATCTACAGGTTTCCAATTATAATTATCAATTAACATCTTAGCTCTGTGGTCTCCAGAGTTAGGATTAAATTCTACTAACTTTTGTCTTGGTACAGGAACTCCTTTTACATAACCCTTCTTATTGTTATCTCTTTTGGGTATGAAGTCAGGCTGTTTAACATACCAACTACCAAACATTTCTTTAAGTTCTGATGATAGTATCTGTCTCTTTTCAGAGAGCATACCATATAATTTAACAGCAGACTTAACATCAAAAGTAAAACCATATAAGCTCTGTCGTATTATTATATCAGCTACCTCATGTTCTAAAGTAAAACAGTCTGTAGATAATTCTTTAGTCTCAAGAGTTTTTTCATATAAATGTTTTGTTAGTTTAACATCTTGTACACAATAATCTTCCATTTCTTCAGACCATTCTGCCCAAGCATCAATACCTTGTTCAGCCATTCTATTCGCATAGTCATCTTTAGGAAAACCTAATCGTTGCCCCCACGAATTTAAAGAATGACTTCCAAAGTTTTTAGATTCTAACTCATAATTTTTATTTAAAGCTTTCTTTTCATAATCAATCTCTTTAAGATTAGGAAACAAAACTCTGGATAAAACTAAAGTATCTACAACTCGATTTAGTTTTAAATTTATATCTGGATATAGTTTATGTATTACGGGTATATCAAAACCAATAATATTTTGTCCACAAATTTTATCCTTATGCTGTTCTAACATTTCTAAACCAAGTTGAATAGACTTACCATTAAATCTATAAGTCATTTCATCTTTAACAATAACTAAACAATGTATTTTAGTTAAGTCTGGGAGTAACCCATCTGTTTCAATATCAAAATATAACATTGGATTCCCCCCCAGTTTCATCTTGGAATGGACAATTATCTTTAGGAGTTAATCGTCCTGTTTCTGGTGAATAACCTAGATATAGACATTCTCCAGTACTTCTTCCTGTGTATCTATCTTTCAATATTCTTAATGTTGTTGTATGTCTAGCTTCTGTATCAACATCTTGTTGGTTTCGTTCTAACCCTACAACAAAACTAGACCACTGACCAATAGCTCTGCTACCTCTGAAATGTTTTAACATAACCCTACCACCTTCTTCATGTGGTTTACCGTCAGGGGTAGAAAGATGTGAAATTAAAAACAAAGTAAATTTTAATTCCCTAACCATTGAAGCTAGGTCTGTCATTATTCTATCTAACTCACGTCGTTCATCTCCGTCATGTCCTGTTACTAACGCAGTGATATGGTCTAAGAAAAGATACTTACAACCACAAGACACAACTAAATACCTAAGTCGTGACTTAATAGAATTATAATCCATGTAACCAAAATGGTCATAGAAGAAAAACCTACCAGTTTTTAATGTTTCATTAAAAGCTTTGTTTTTATCTTCTTCTGTATATTGTGTGTCTGGTAGATGGAAAGGTATAGAAGAATGTTTACCCATAATGCCTAACGCAGTATCAGTTATCTGTTCTTCAAGAAAAACCATACCTACATTTTGCTTATGCTCTACTCCTATGTGTGTGGCTATCTCTTTCCACAACTCTGTTTTACCCATACCAGTACCAGCACCTAATGTAATTATCTCATTAGGTCGTATACCAAAAGTTAAAGTAGTTAATCTTTCATAAGGATAAGATAATCCCCATTCAATAGGCTTATCTATTTCATCTTTTAATTCATCACCACAGATAACTCCGTCTGGTCTATAAGATGTTGCACCCCATACACCTTCTATAATATCTTTAACCCTGTTATCAGCAAGTAGTTCACTTGCATCTTTCGCTGGTAGTTTTGCTATCTTACATTTACTAGGCGAGAATAATTGTGCGCAATCTTTAGCGGCTTCTATCCCCACTTCATCATTATCAAACATAAGAATAACTTCATCAAAACCCTCAAGCCATTCAAGTTCTTGTTTTAAAATTTTCTTAGCACCTTTCACACCAGTAGGTATAGAGACCACAGGATATTTATTACCCTGTGCTTGCGATACACTGAGACAATCAATCTCACCCTCAGTAACCACAACTTTCCTACCTTTATCTCTCCAAAGGTGTTGCCCATATAAACCAACCTTATCGGTTTCACCTATAAAGATAAACTTTTTATCTTTCCACCTTATCTTCTGAGCAACGACAGCATTTTTCTCATCATAGTAATTAGCAATATGTACAGGCTGACCACTTTTATCCGTACCCACCTGATAACCAAATTTACGACAGGTATCTTCGGAAAGATTTCTTTTTGAAATGCTGGCATATTCCCCATTGAAGTATTCACTTCGTCTAGTTTTCTGTACATCTCGTACACTGCTGATGTCAGAAATATTATCGGAGACGCGGTCAATATGACCACAACCAAAACAAAAACCATGACCATCATCATAACGCGCAAGATTATCTTTGCTACCGCATGAAGGACAGGGTTCGTGTTGAATAAATTCTGAATTTTCATGTTTTGTCATTTAACCCCCTTTCTAGTTACATTCCACATCTTTTTACGTACATATTTTCCAGCATTATTTTTAACAAACAACCCAGCTTTTTCAAATGCAAGTCTCATGGCTGTCTTATATACTACTCGTTCTTTGTTTCTCATATTTCACACGACCCAGCAGTACAGGCTAACTCCTGACTACTTGTTGTATTATCTTCAGTCTCCATAAGGTCACCCCAATCAACCACAGGTGTTTTCTTCTTAACATCTAAAAACTTTTTCCTGTTACAATCAGTATAGGGAGCTTGTTTATAGTTTCCATTATCGTAAGGTAAAAAGGAGACACCACTCATAATTTCGAAATGGTCATACACCCAAGCACCCACCTGTAGCCATTCATGTTCTCTAACATATACAGTTATGGAAGGCTTATGCTCACACCACGACTCTTGGAACATTAACCAATGTTCTAATTGTTCAATAGCTGTTTTCTTATCACGCATGATAGCTCCGTCTGGGCTTTTCATAGCGAAAGAAAATATAGTAGTTGAATCTTCTTTTCCTATTGCTGGCTCATGGATAAAACCTTTATCTTTCATGAACACAGTAAGTGGGTCTTTATTATCCTGTCGTACAGTTCTTATGTAATAGCTGTTATGACGAGGGTGGATACCAGAAGCACTATTAGTAAGTTGACTAACAGTACCACTGGGTTTGACACACGTAATAGCAGAGCTTTTATTAACATTACAACTCTTAGCCGTACTAGCATTAATTTCAATAGCATATTTCTTTAACTCCTTTAACCAGTGTTTTGCTTTATCATTAATTGAACTTAATGTTTTGTTATCCATAATTCCAGTAAGTGATACACCAAGTAAAGCTTCTTCTTCTGTATTTGTTTTCCACACAGAACGAAGGTATCTAAAATCTGTTAAACTTGCCTGCATAGTACCTACAATAGTTGCAAGCCTCACTTTAGTTTTTAAACTTTCTAATGTATCTTCTGGACGTACTATAACTTCAGATAAATTACAAAACTGATTAGGTCTCAATACAATCTCTGAACATGGGTTAGTACCAAATAACCATTCTGTATCTCTACGTTCTGGACTAAACTTTTTAGCCGCTTGACGATTAAAAATACCACGTTCTCCAGAATGGCTCATATATAAAGCTTGCCACTCAAACATAAATTGTGCCATGTCAGGTTTACTTTCATATGCAACAGAATTATTTGCTAATGCTCGTTGTTGATTTTGTTCCCACCAAGCACCAGACTTAGCAATTCTCATTCTATCGTCTGTTAAATCTGATAATGATATTAAAGCAGACCTACGGACACCACCTACTACAACTATATCTCCAACCTTACATAATATATCATGACATTCTAAACTGTTTAATTTTCTACCAGCCGCATTTTTAAAAATTTGAGTTGTGAAATTAAATAAATTTTCTAATGGTGCAGAACCACTTGCCCGACCACCAAAAGTTTTTAATCTTTCTCCAGCTTTACGAACCTTAGAAGTATCCCAAGTGGGTACTCGTCCTGAATAAAGTAAAGAAATAAGTTCTCTGAAACTCACAGCCCAACCCATTTTAGAATCTGCAACGTGTATTACTGTACCAGTCTCTTGAAATTCTTCTGATACTACTGGTAGTTTATCTACAAATTGTTTCTCAACTGAAAACCCCACACCTGTGCCACACGTCAAAATATATAGTGTTTCATCAAAGGCTCTAGGATTATCAACAGGTAAGTAAGAACAATTAAACCCAGCAACATTATCTCTGGATAACGCTTTACCAGCCGTCATAAGACAACGCATACTAGGCATAATATCTTGTTTAAGTATTGCTTCACGTATTTCTGACATATCAATTTTGTTATTAAATTTTTGTTTAAAAAAATTACAGTATCTCTCTACTGTTTCTTCCCATGTCTCCCTTCTACTTTCTGAAGTTAAATAACGTGCATATCTACTTAAGTGTATAAAATCTTGGTATTGTGTTGGTAATCTCATCTATTTTTTAACCACTCCCTAACATCAAATGATGGACACGCTTTCTTTACTCTTGGTAAATCTCTGTGTCCTAAAATCTCTGCTTTAGGGTAGGTTTGTTTACAAGCGGCAAGAATCTCATTAAGAGACTCAAATTGTTCGTTGGTAAAATTATTATCTGGTTTACCTTCTTCATCTATGCCACCTACTAAGCACACCCCTACCGAAACAGAATTAAATCCTCTAACGTGCGCTCCGCGTTCATCAATTTCTCTGCCTTTATCAAAAGTTCCGTCACGACGAATAACCCAATGATAACCAATCTTTAAAAAGCCACGTTCCCTGTGCCATCTGTCAATCATTTCTCCATCGACATACATATCAGGTTTAGTAGCTGAACAATGCACAACAATATACTTTGCATTGATGATTTTTTTCATAGTCATATTTATCCTATATGGTTTATTACAACATAAGTACCCACCGCAGAATTTTCATCTGCGAATCCTTTATCTGAAAACAGACGTAACACTAGGTCGTCGTCCTTTAGAACTTTCCATTTGACAAGTTCATCAAGAGCCAACTTACAGTAGTTGTCTACATCACCTATGGGAAATAGTCGTTTAGTTGTTTTAGGTTTTGATACAAGAAAGGACAGCCCTACTTCGACTGGTGTATCAAAAGTTTTTAATACTCGAAATGTTTTGAAGAACACAGCACACTCTTTAACATATTGTGTATGTCGTTTTCCGTAGTAAACCCCCCAACGAGTAACTCTAGGTCTACTCGCTGGTACTGGGTTTACTGGAATACGGAAGCGTAATTTAGAAGTCGATTGAGTCATCTTTCGAGTCGTCCATGACTTCGAGTGGTTTTGTGTCTTTAACTGTGGCATCTTCTTCTGGTGCTGAATAACCTTCTTGTGTTGAAAAGCCATAACTATCAGCGTTTCCTTTACCACCAGATACTAATTCAATTATCTGTGCGGCACGTAATCTTAAGCTTACACCACATTTAGATATACCAGCCACATAATACATACGTGGTTCAACCTGAAGGATTACTTCAGAGCCACCCCAGACATCAATGTCTTTTGGAAATGGTTTACCAGTAGAATCAAACACAGCAACTTTGTTTTGGTATACAGTACCTTGTCTGCTTTTACCTTCTGCTGGACAGCTAGTTTTTAAAACCCATTCGCCAGCTATCACATCACCATTGTCATCAACATTTTCTGTGTATGGTTTATTAACAGCTAAATTGCTAATTGATTCTTTAACTCTCTTTTTCTCAGCTCCAGTAGTAGCATTTTCAGCTCTCTCATTTAAAGCCTGTATTGTTTCATCTCTGATGGTTTCACATTTCCCATCTATGATAGCTAAAAATTCTTTTAATTCTTCACTATCTGAAACTTTTAAATTACATTGAAATTTATTAAATTTATCATTAGGCTTTTGCAAGCTTGGATAAATTGCTATTCCTTTTGGTGTATTAAAATATCGTCTAGTCATCTAGTTTCCCTCTTTTTTTTATCAAAACTTTTTAGTAGTGCCTCTACATCAATCCCATGCTCTAACATTGTAGCGTGTAGGTCTGTTGGTAAAGGTATATCTCTTTCGTACAGTAACCGTGCCTCTATTATAAGTTGAGTCTTAAATTCATGTACCATTATCTTATGTCCTCATGCATTTCTTTATTAAGGTATTCTTTAATAGCACTAATCTGGGTAACGTATGTAACTTTATCAGTATCTTTCATAAACCTTTCAGCTTTACCAATAACTTCTCTAGGACAGATATTAAATCTTTCACATAACAATACAAACACACAAGCCATAGCTAAAACTCGTTCTCCTACTATCTTGTGGTGTTGTACACCATGAATTATCCTGAAGGCACACTCAACTGTACCTTTCATACTGGCAAAGTTTATAGCATCAGTTAAATTCTTCATTAAATACTCCTATTTCCATATACACGCGGCAGTTACACATATACCCTTATTAGCCTTATCACTTTCAAGATGCCGTTTATGTTGCTCTACTTCACCAATAGAATGAAGTAATTTTATATCGCACAGAGCTGAAGAAACATTATTATGTTCTTCTGCGCTATGTACAACAGTATTAATAATCTCAGTCCGTATTTCATAGTCATATAAATATTGAGTTGGCAGAGCCATACATAGAAGTAACATACTTATAAAGTAACTCATTAATCTTCTCCTAAGTGGGATACTTTAAGCAAAAAAGTACTCCGACTCCATAACTGTTGATATGTCAAGCTTACCCTTTTGTGGTACAGGAGGTATTTTTACCCCCAGTTCATCTGGTAGCTGTTCTAGTATCTGTTCTCTGAATAACTCAAGCCTATCAACTGAGTATTGTTTTACGAATGTATATCTTAATATGTTATATAAAGAAGTACAGTTACAAGCGTGTGTACCAAACGAGTCATGAACCATAGCTAAATCTTCTATATCATTAACCATACACATATTGACAGTGGACATCATGTGTGCCGCGTCCATTGAATGAACGTAGTTAGCAGATATTCCACTAATCTGTTTACGTTTGGATAACTTTGATGACTGTTGATTATATCTCAGTCTAAATTTTTGTTTTCCAAAATTCAGTTGTAACCTCTTACTTACATTATCATAATAAGCTTGGCTTACAGGAAACCCTACAGCCGTTTCCCAACGAATTGGTAGTTGATGTTCACTTGCCACTTTAGCTACTTCCTGTAACCAATCCATAGCCTTCCTAGCCGCAACAACCACATCACCAATAGTATCATAGACGATATTAGATAGAAATTCACAAGCTTTATTTTCATCTACGTAATCTGGTAAATAATTTATACCTTCATCAGCTTTGTATTTTTTAATTTCTTCTAATATTTGGTTACACATACCATAACGAGACGAGCCATAAGCTAGTGTCATACATGGTCGTTTAACAATATCTCTTGATACTCTATCTTCCCATACCTTTGCAAAATCCTCGTCCTTCATGTTCTTAAGCTTATTAGTAACAGCCATTTGAACTTCAGTATAAATATCCTGTGGCTTATCGGCTGGAACTAAGTTCACAGCTTTACCACCTATCTCATCTAATAACATAGCTGAGAAGTTCTGGATACCATTACATGAACCGTCCGAGTCAATAGGTAGATGACTAACAAAATCTTCTCCAGCTATGCTCGCACCTAACCATTCAAAACAAGCGGATAATGCTCTATAAGGTTTCTTAGCGGTTGACCAGAATCTTTCCCCGTCCATTGGATTCATTCCTGAATCTAACAGTAGTTCATTATTATCATAAACCCATTTAACCCGTTCATCAAAAGAACATTTATCAATACCAAATAATCCAGCGATATGGATAGCTAACCAATAGACACCATCTTCTCCAAGTTTTTTACCATTAGAGAATTGTAATAATGCTCTGCCTGAATCATCAGCTTGTGGATTAACCATATTAGCAAGTGGATAAGCTCGTTGTCTCCAGTCCATAGTCCAGACAAAGTAAAATCTTTCTTCATCTAAGAACTTCTGAGACAACCATAATTTATTACCCATGCCAATACGCTTGGATACTGTACGAATATTTTCCTCGTATATTTTAGCGGCTTCACGTTTCCAATTTTTAAATTTCTCAGGATTTTCCTGTGGATTCTGAGGACACGTCGGTAAAGGTTTCTTTTCTCTACTTGGAAGTTTACCAAGAGTACCGCCTTCTTCCCATACCTGTTTCATTACTTTATATACAGATTTATTTATTCGCCATTCTGTTTGTTGGATAGCATTGATAGCTGAGTACACCTCTGGCATATCAGTATTATCAATTTCTTCCATGTAGTTATAGTTACTACCTTTAACTAACTTTAGTTTAAAAGCATCATGATTAAGATAGCCACCACCAGAGCTTGATGTCCATTCTCTTGGTGGTATTAACATAGGCATATGAGTAGGAGTCATTAAAGAAAACTTCTCATGTCCTTCTTCAAGATACTCAACAGTAGCATCAGTTGGTGCAACAATATAACTAGAGCGAAACTTTCTAGCTCCCTTCTTAAAGTTGCGTTGTCTTTTAATCTCTATTAAATTTGAACATTTGGAAAATAAGTAAACTAAACGGATACCCACAGAATCTCTATCTCTGGCATTCCATTTAACTTCTGTTAATCCAGACTTATTTATAGTATGCATAACAACACGTCGTCTGTGTCTTTCAGAATTAGTATGACGTAGTTGTTTAGTTAATTTAAAATGTAAACCGTAGTGTTCCTCACGTAGTTTCTCATACGTCAGGTGTTGTTCTAATTTTTTACCAATAATAGAACCTAGTCTGGTAAGTGTAATATCTCGTATAAGATGATTAATACACTCACGAGTAGCTATATAAGCAACTGTCTCATAATCTCCTGAGAATGATTCTAGGAGTCTTACCTGACTAGCATTCCTATTAGCTCTGCCCACTTTGACTGAGACAATCCAGTCAGAAATAGACTCAGTGAGGAGGATAACTGAGTCATTCATAATTTTCTGAGCTGGTGGTAAGTCTGATTCTTGTGTTTTACCCTTATTCTCAAGATACTGCTTACGACCCATATCAATAGCTTCTTTTTCAAGCTCTAATTGTCTTTCGTAATCTTCTATTGGGTGTAAATACATAATATCCCCTAGTATATTGTTATAATTAATTCTTAGTATAAGAATATAGTAAGAATGAAGTAAGAAGTAAATCTAAGAATATTCTAAGAACATTCTAAGTAGCCTCTTGTATGGGATACTTTGAATTAATCTAAGTATTTCTTAGCTTCCATTAGCTTACTCCCTGATACGTGGGTGTACCTCTCAGTAGTTTTAATACTTGAGTGTCCTAACCACGTTTTTACTAAGTATATATCCCCTGACTTCTCCCATAGCCTAGTAGCTACAGTATGTCTAATAGTATATGGAATAAACCCAGAGTCATTACTTCTACCTAGCTTATTCCTAACAAGTAACCATTGTCTGTTAATGTAATAGTCACTTATATCAAACGGAGTCTTTACTCCGAGTTTATAATATTTACTTAGAATAGTCTGGACTGGTATAGTCATAGGTATAGTTCTTGTATTACCTGTTTTACTGCCTGACCTAGTTCCAGATACAGAACCCCATACAGTAATAGTGCCAGCTTTAACATCAGCTTCAGCTACCCCGTATGCTCGTTTACGTTCTCTGCTCCTTATTATGTCTACATCTACAGGAGCTATTTGTAAACCTGTCAGCTCACTGTTACGAAAACCAGTACCAAATAGTATAGTAATAAACTCTTGGAATACTGTATCTTCACAAGCCATAATAATATCTTGTTCTTCTTGTTTACTGAAACAAGCTATTCTTGAAGGAGTCTCTGGTAGCCTCTCTATAATAGGCATCTTATCTAACTCCTTCCATCTAAACACAGCAAGCCCAAGCACTTTACTGAGTAGTGATAACTTACGATTAATAGTGGCATTACTGTTTTTAGCTTTCAACAGTTTAGTCATTAGTTTATCTATGTAAGCATCATCTATACTACTCAGCTCAGTACTTGAGCCTATATGTTCTTCTAATATATTACCTAGAGACGATAGTTGTTTTAAATTCCTAGAGCCTCTAGGTTGATAGTGTTCTAGCATGGTTTTTCTAATAGCTTCACGAAGGTTCATCATATTATACACCACTCATATGTTTAAGATAAGCGTCAGCTCTATGTTGAGCTTTTCTATTAGCCAGCTTTTCCATTTTAGCAACTTTTCGTTGTAAGTCAATTACTTCCTCAGCCATAACTTCAGGATATTTCCAAGCAAATTCACTCGCTTCCACCTGAGTTCTAAATTGAGGAACTTCAATTGCTATAGCATCTGGTTCATCACTGAAATCGAAATGGTCATAACTAGAATTATATCCAGTACCATAACCAGTAGAGCTAAATAAGTCGTCAATATCTGTGGTTTTCCTAGCTACAGGTAAAGCACTGAAATCAATCTCTAATACTCTATGTAATAAATCTTTAGCAAATACATAGTTTTGTGTTTCACTGGCTGTATGTTGAAAATCATAACCTACACTTATATTAGTACATTCAGGTATGAGCATAGTATAGTTAGCTGTGTCCGTAAATAGCCCACCTTCATCTGCTCTGTACCCCATACCTAATTTAATAGCTAGGTCGTCAGCAAAGATATTACTACAACATCTGGAACTACCCTGATATGTAATAACATCAGTATATCCTTTCCTATCAAAAGCAATGGCTTTAGTGATATGTGAGAATAACAGTTGATTATGTTCAGCTATCCAACTAGAACCAAGACCACCTACTTCTTCTCCTCTATGGAAAATGTATAGACCAGTCTTTTTCTCTGCAATCATTTTAAGCATAATCCAGATACCAACACCATCGTCAGCACCAAGACAGTTAGATTGTTTTCCGTCTGTATACATCATACCTTGAAATGTATCTACATATACTTTCTGTTTACCGCCATGTTTATGTACTGTGTCCGTATGACAAGAGAACATAGTGTCAGGATTCTTACCAACAAATATATATCTGTTGCCAAATGAATCTTGTTTCATTCCCTTAACTGAATCAATGAACCTAGCAATAAACTTACGTTCAATCCTACTGTTGTGTGGTCGCATATAACTTAATATATCTGCTAACCCATCAGTTGAATCTACAGTACGCTTAAATTGTAGTTTGTTTAAAAATGTGTTAATTACTCTCCTTATATTTACCCATAATTGTAACCCCTATGAATTTTAAATGTTCCCAGCCCAGCCCACTACTTGTTAAAAACGAGAACAGGTTTTATCCACAAAATTAAAAAAAATTGTGGATAACTTTCCGTTCCGAGAAAAATGTGGATAAGATTGGAATAAAATTTGTATAATTCT